TTTCAGGAAAATCTTATTCCTGCGACTGATCCATTATTCACTCCCTTTGGCAACTTCAATCTTGTAAAAGATGTTGTCAAATCTAAAATGTTCTACCCTCTATACATTACTGGTCTATCAGGTAATGGTAAAACATTGAGTGTAGAACAAGCGTGTGCGGTGACCAAACGTGAAGTGATTCGCGTGAACTTCACGGTTGAGACTGATGAGGATGACCTCATTGGCGGTTTCCGTTTGGTAAACGGTGAGACCAAGTTCTTCAAAGGACCAGTTATCAAAGCAATGGAACTTGGTGCAGTTCTGCTTTGTGATGAGATTGATCTTGCTAATCCAGCAAAGGTTATGTGTCTTCAGTCCATCCTTGAGGGTGGCGGATATTTCATCAAGAAGACTGGGGAGTACGTTACTCCCGCATCTGGTTTCACCGTAGTCGCCACTGCTAACACTAAGGGTAAGGGATCTGACGATGGTCGCTTCATCGGCACTAACGTAATGAACGAAGCATTCCTTGAGCGTTTCCCTATTACTGTTGAGCAATCTTATCCAACACCAGCGATCGAGAAAAAGATTCTTGGAAATATGTTTGCTGATCTAAAAGTAAATGATGCTGAGTTTGTTGAGAAACTTATTGACTGGGCAGATATCATTCGCAAGACTTTTTATGATGGTGGTGTTGATGAAATTATTTCTACTCGTCGTTTGGTTCATATTGCTAAAGCATACTCGATCTTCGGTGATCGTATGAAGGCGATTCAAATGTGTATCAATCGTTTCGACGATGACACTAAAGTTTCCTTCGCTGATCTTTATTCTAAGATTGACGCTGGTGTTATAGTAGAGGAATCTTCTGAAGAAGTTTCTTCTGAACCTGAACAAAAACTTGACTAAATAGGAAGTTTGCTTTATACTTGTATTATGAATTTATTATTATGGAGATATTATGGAACTGACGATTGAACTGAGCGAACTTCGCAAAAAGAAAATCTTTGTTGCTACACCAATGTATGGTGGGCAATGCCACGGAATGTATACTAAGTCAACTGCTGACCTCGCCAAGATGAGTCAGGCATATGACATCGATGTACGTTTCTTCTATCTGTTCAATGAATCGCTCATCACTCGTGCTAGAAATTACTGCGCAGATGAATTCGTTCGTTCAGATTTCACACATCTAATGTTCATTGATAGTGACATTGGATTCAATCCAGATGATGTACTCAGTCTTGCTGCACTAATGGATGAAAATGATCCTGATGGTAAGAAGATTGTTTGTGGTCCATATCCCAAGAAGACTATCGCATGGGAGAAGATCAAGCAGGCAGTTGATCGTGGATTCGCTGATAAAGATCCAAACAATCTACAGAAGTTTGTTGGTGACTATGTGTTCAATCCTGCTGAGGGTCAGACTACAGTAAAACTCAGCGACCCTGTTAAGGTGCTTGAGGGTGGCACTGGATTTATGATGATCACTAAGGATGCCTTCACTAAGTTTGATGAAGCATATCCTGACTATTCGTATCTCCCTGATCACGTAAGAACAAAACACTTTGATGGTTCGCGTGAGATCATGATGTACTTCCAAGCACTTATCGATCCTAAGACTAAACGATATCTCTCAGAGGACTATATGTTTTGCCAGTGGATGCGTGAGTGTGGTGTTGATACATGGTTATGCCCTTGGATGCAACTAGATCATACTGGTTCATATACCTTTGGCGGTTCTTTGGCAGACCTAGCACAGATTGGTGCTACTGCTACTGCTGATCCTGATAAGATAGGAAAGGAAAAACGCAAGTGAGTGAATACAAATATAATGAAGCAGAACTAGTACAACAGTTGATGAATTACATCGACAATACCTATGATCAACACTACAGCAAGAATAAATTCCAAGCATCGGAGTTTATTTTTGATGCTGGTCATGGAGCAGGATTTACCATTGGCAATATTATGAAGTATGCTCAAAGGTATGGCAACAAAGGTAGTAAAGAAGAAGCAAGAAAGGATCTAATGAAGATCTTACATTATGGAATTATGGCGTTGTATAATCATGACGCACAACATGGAGTAATAGATAATGAAAATCAGTGAACAAACCTTCAACGTGTTGAAGAACTTTTCTAGCATCAATCCTTCGATCTCAGTCAAAGCAGGTAACACACTGCGCACAGTATCTGAACAGAAAAACATTCTGGCACAAGTTACTGTTGCTGAGTCGTTTCCTAAAGACTTTGCAGTGTATGAGTTAAATCAACTGTTGGGTCTTGCTACTTTGTTTGAAGATGGTGAGTATGATTTTGGTGACAATGCGCTGACTATTAGTGAAGGTAAGAACTCCTCGAGTTACACCTACACTGATGCGTCTATGGTAACTGCGCCACCTGAAAAGGCAATCGAACTCCCATCAGTAGATGTTTCGTTTGATCTTGCTTGGGATGATCTCAAGAAGATTATTAATGCAGCAAATCAGTTGGGACTACCAGAGATTATGGTGAAGGGAAGTGGCGGAAAGATAACACTTGTTGCTACTGACAGCAAAAATCCAACATCTAATAAGTTCTCTCAAGATCTAGATCTAACAACTGATGCTGAGTTTGACTTCGTATTCAAAGTTGAGAACTTCAAGTTCATTCAGCAAGACTACAACGTATCAATCTCTCAAAGGGGTATCTCTCACTTCAAAGGTAACTCTGTTGAGTATTGGGTAGCAACTGAAGCAGGGAGCAAGTACAATGGTTAATCTCAACGAGGATATGGTAAAGGCGATGATATCAATAATTGATATGAGCGCAAAGGCAGGCGTGTTCGTTGGATCTAACATTACTGTTGCGGGACAAGTCAGAAGTGAACTTGAAAGAGTGTTACAAGAATCAGAAAAGGTAGATGAAAATGAGTAATGTGGTGATTCCTAGTGATGATGAGTCAAAGAAGCGTATTCGTAATGCGCTCGAAGAAATTTCTAACTCCATGACACGTATGGGTGCTGAACGTGATCTAATCAAAAACATTCTACAGGATGTTGAGGATGACACTCAGGTGCCAAAGAAATACATTCGTAAGATGGCAACTATTTTTCATAAGCAAAATCTTAACGAAGTCAAAGCAGAAAACGATGACGTTGAGACGCTATATGAGGCAGTAAATTCTTAATGTTAGAAGTATATAAATTATTTCCAACATCAGTTTTTAGAAAACAAAATGTATTTTCTAAAGAAGAACTAAAATTGATGTATGAATATTTAATTAATTTGAATACTGATCGTCATAAAGCTTTAGATGGTGATTCTAGCAGCAGTCATTTTCTTGAGAATTATCCTACCCTTGATTGTCTAACTGAGTTGCAATCGAATGTAGTTCCTAACATAAAAAAAGTAATAAGTTATTACTTCGATTATTATGCAAAAACAATGGGAATAATAAAACTAAAGCTAGGCAATAGTTGGTTTAATATTCAAAATGAGGGTAGTTTGTTACGCGACCATAATCACGATGGATCTGTTGCCAGTATGGCATTGTATGTTAATACACCTAGTGGTAGCAGTCCAATAGTTTTTCAAAACCCTAATCTTACATCAGAGTTTAACAATACAGTTGAACAATACAATGAATATAACTGGACTAGATATGAATTTAATGTTAATGCTGGGGATCTAATCATATTTCCAAGTTGGTTGAAGCATGGTAGTGGATATCATAAAAATGATTCTTCTAATAGAATGGTCATTAGTGTGAATTCTAAATATGAATACGAATAAAACTGTAACAAGAAAACGCCACATTGCTAAGACTATCACTTGGCGTATAACTGGTACAATCGACACGATGCTTATCGGTTGGTTTGTAACTGGTAGTCTGGAAGTCGGAGCAATGATTGGCGGTATTGAAGTCGTAACTAAAATGATTCTATACTATGCTCACGAACGAGTATGGTACAATCATGTCAAATTTGGAGTAAAAGATAATGTTTGATAATCAAAAACCAACAGTAGAAATGTTGGGAAGGTGGCAACCGTGGCATGACGGACATACAGAGTTGTTCAGGCGATGTCTATCAATCACTGGGCAAGTATGTATTATGGTGCGTGACGTTGGTGGTGTCGTTGGACAGGACGCTGGTGGCGGTAGAACGGCAAAACAAGACGATAATCCATTTGTGTTTAAAGATGTAAAGCGAAGCATTATATCAGGATTGTTTGAAGCAGGGTTCACGCATAACGAGGACTACATAGTAATGCTAGTACCAAACATCGTTGATATCAGTTATGGTCGTGGTGTTGGATATACATTTACTGAACATGATCTTGGTAAAGAAGTGCATAATATCAGCGCAACTAAAATCAGAGAAGAAATGAGAAATAAAGGTATTCTATAATGGGAATGACAGTAACTCAAAAAGCATTGGCAAGAATCGAACAAGTCGATCCAACAGCGCATGCAGTTTTGTCAAGTTGTTTGGCATCCGCTTTTGGTGGAACACTAAGTGTGACTGGATTACAAGAAATATTAGATGAAGCAGGTGTACTGAAATCCGAAGATACTGATGTTGATTTTGTTATCGAAAGCATTGTGATGATAATAATGAGTAGTTGACTTCACATCGGATTGGTAGTACAATAGATGTATTATGTGAATGGAGTATTATATTATGAGAGAACAATTTTTGTGGGTCGAGAAGTATCGACCAAAAACTATCAGCGACACTATCCTTCCTGATAATCTAAAAGAAACATTTCAGAATTTTGTAGAAGATGGCACTGTACCAAATCTATTATTGACTGGTGGGGGAGGTGTTGGTAAAACAACTGTTGCTAAAGCAATGCTAGATGAGATCGGTGCTGACTACATCATCATCAATGGTTCCGACGAAGGTCGCTACATTGATACACTACACGGTAAGATAAAGAACTTCGCTTCCTCAGTATCACTAGCAGGTGGACGTAAGTATATTATTCTTGATGAAGCGGACTACATGAATGCGCAATCGATTCAACCTGCATTGCGCAACTTTATGGAGACTTACTCAGCAAACTGCGGTTTCATTCTAACGTGTAACTTTGTGAACAGGATCATTGCGCCACTACACAGTCGGTGTTCGGTGATTGAGTTTCGTATCCCTGCAGCACAGAAACCTAAACTTGCTGGGCAGTTCTTCAAACGTGTCAGTAAGATTCTTCAGACAGAAGGAATTGAGTTTGATCAGAAGGTAGTTGCTGAGATGATCACTAAGCACTTCCCAGACAATCGTAGGATACTGAACGAACTACAGCGTTACAGTGTATCAGGTAAGATTGACGCAGGTGTACTGGCGAATCAGGTTGACTCTGATATGAAGACGTTGATCAATGGAATGAAGAACAAAGAGTTTTCAGTGGTTCGTAAGTGGGTTGGGCAAAATGTAGACGGTGATATGACTCCGTTCTTTCGTAGATTCTATGAGTCTATACATGAGCATGTAGCACCATCAAGTATCCCTCAGATAGTCGTTACACTTGCCGAGTATCAATACAAGTCTGCGTTTGTTGCTGATCAGGAAATCAATACGACTGCTATGTTGACTGAAATTATGGTTGATGCGGAGTTTCAATAATGGCAAAATCAAATCCGTTTGACTACACAAATTCCATAACGCAATCAAAAAAAGATCTCATGCGTGGCACTGCTAATGATGATCTGGCAGAAAAAGATTACAATGCGTTTCTAAATAATCGTGCTTTGTCATATCATAGTGACACAATTTATTTTGCTAATGAGATGAATCGTTTGAGTCATATAGATAATCTTTTACAGTTCGACTTTTTACTAAATATTGTCAGACCCAGAAAGCGAGTTGCTAAATGGGCGAAAAAAGATAATGATAGTGACTTGTTGATTGTTAAAGAATATTTTAATTATAATGACTCTAAAGCACGCCAAGCACTTTCTATCCTCTCGCCTCAGCAAGTTGCAATAATAAGAACAACACTGACTAAGGGTGGAAGAGATGATAGAAAACATGATTGAAGTTAAACTCAACAACGAGGATGACTTCTTAAAGATTAGAGAAACATTAACTAGGATTGGCGTCGCATCAAAAAAGAATAAAACAATTTATCAGTCCTGCCACATTTTACATAAACAGGGAAGGTATTACATTGTTCACTTCAAAGAACTTTTTGCGTTGGATGGAAAACCTTCGAACTTTGCCGATGAAGATATGGGACGTCGTAATACTATTGCTAATCTGCTTGCTGAATGGGGTCTTGTTACTCTCGATGCTCCTGACCGTAGCAGTAGTCCAATCGCCCCACTATCTCAAATTAAAGTTCTGCCATATAAAGAAAAAGATGATTGGGAATTGGTGGCCAAATATAATTTAGGAAAAAAAAGGTAAAAATATATTATGACAAATTTTGATATGGTTCGTGATTTTATGAACGCATTTGAGCAAGAGGTGAAAACTAAAACTGAAATGCCTGATAAACAAACTCAAGTTCTTCGATATGCTTTAATCGCAGAAGAACTTAATGAATTTGTTGACGCAATGAAGAAGGAAGACTTGGTAGAAGTCGCTGATGCGTTGACAGATCTTCTCTATGTTGTCTATGGTGCTGGACATGCGTTCGGTATTGATCTTGACAAATGTTTTGCTGAAGTCCAACGCTCAAATATGAGCAAGTTGGGTGAGGATGGCAAACCCATTTATAGAGACGATGGAAAGGTAATGAAAGGTTCAAACTTTTCAGAACCAGAACTTAAAGAATGTTTGAATTTAGGAGAATAATATGAATGGTATGATGGGTAGCATGAACATGATAGATATTGGATTGCTGATTGTTTTGATAGTAGTATTTGTTTGGATGGCATATTCTGTTCTATGTGATAAACCAGAAGAAACTCACACTGAAAAGATGCTCAAGAAAAATGCCAAAGATATCTTAGATAAAGAACCAGCAGCATGGCCATTTCCTACTGCTGAAAATATGAAACCAAAACGTGCAAGAACTAAAAAAGGTCATTATGTAAAAGACGATCCTTCTACGCCTGAGAACGAAGCGTGGGTTGGTGGTAAGGCACCTGCTGATAAACCTAAGAAAACAAAGAAGACAACCACCAAGAAAAAGGCAACTACTACCAAAAAGTCTACAACGACCAAGAAGCAGAAACCAAAAGTTAAAAAAGATGCGAAAGCGACACAAAAACCTTGACTATATCTCTGAGAAGAGGTAGAATAGAATAAATAAAGTCGGAGTTTGGGCGATGTGAACTCCACCAAAATCACTCGCCATCACACACAACACATCTCAAAAGGAGAAGCAACACATGGAAACGCTACGCAAGATAGTGAGAGCAATAATAGAAATGCAAGTATACCGTGCGAAAAAGAAGTTAGAAAGATATAAAAATAATGGCGGTTATTGGGTATGAAAAAGATAATGGCAGTAATCAGCGATTTGTTTGAGCGATGGTGCGAAGGTAATGATCAACAAGCACTAGAGTCCTATCTATCTAAGTCTCAAAATATTTCCGATCTAGAAACACGAATGAGAAACTGGCAACAAAGAAGCACAAGTAAAAGCAACTTTTTGTCACACTAACTATATTATTACACACATCACACAGGAGGTAACATGGCGAATAAAAATCCATTTGAAATCCGTTTTGATATTCTAGCAATGGCAAAAGAAATGTTAGACAAGCAGTATGACATGGCACAAGAAAACTATCAAACGATGATGAAGCAAACAAAAGACTCAGCAAAAACTATGGAAGATATGAATAAGTATATTCCAAAAATGTATCAACCACAAGAAGTAATGGCGAAAGCAGAAGAACTTTATAAATTCATTACGAAGAAAGACTGATACTAATATAATGGAGAGGGGGAGCGACACTCCCCCAACAATATATGATGAATAAAGATTTGAAATCGCCTCTAAGATATCCTGGAGGAAAAACAAGAGCAGTAAAGTTTTTGTTTCAAGAACATCACCTACCACCGATGGAAAACATCGGAGAATATCGCGACCCATTCGTTGGTGGCGGTAGTTGCGCAATCGAGTTTACTAAACGATATCCCAACATCCCTGTTTGGGTCAACGACAAATACTACAATCTATATTGCTTTTGGATTACGCTAAAGAAAGAAGGCGACAAGCTTGCAGACTTTCTACACAAAAAGAAAGACTGGTTGCTTAAACAGTCTGACGTCCAACAAGCACATCTTGATCAGTTTCCTATACTGAGAGAAGAAATCAACAATCAAACTAATGAGTTCGAACGAGCATGGCGTTTCTATATGCTGAATCGATGCTCATTTTCAGGACTCGGAGAAACTGCTGGGTCGTTCAGTAAAGACGCAATTAACAGCAATTTCAATCATAATATCATAGCACGTCTTCCACGTTTTCAAAAACTAATACAAAAGTGGCAAATTACAAACTATGATTACAAACATCTATTAGACGGAGATAAGGATGCCTTTGTATTTTGTGACCCACCTTATGATATCAAGTCATTTATATATGGGTCCAGTGGGAACATGCATAGTGGGTTCGATCATAAAGAGTTTCATGATTGCGTAGACACTGATGATAATATGGTTATGATTACATACAATTCTAATGAGACTATACAGGAAGCATACTCTGACTGGGAACAAATAGAGTGGGATTTAACCTATACCATGCATTCTAGTAAAGTCTATCGAGACGACGAAAAGAACCGAAAAGAGTTGCTCCTGCTTAATTACCAAAGAAATTTACAGAAAAACCTTGACTTATTTTGGGATTAGTAGTACAATGGTTGTAGCGTTATAAATAACGCTCGTAGGACTCAAGTTGGACTTTGCTATTGCTCTCCGATGATTTGTCTTGCATTTTTCTAACTTAATAAACATTGAAAGGAAGAACTATGTGGACTAAACCTACATACACCGAAATGAGATTTGGTTTTGAAGTTACGATGTATATCGCTAACAGATAATCACGTTTCATTGGGGGTGTAGTTACATCGGTGGGTGCACTCCCACCTAAGTCTTACATTATCCGAGTTGCCGAAAGGGACTCATTTATCTTGCTTTATAAAAAGGAGAACTATATGACTATTACAAACTTTCCACGAGATATCTTTCTCGGATTCGATCCACTTTTTGATACACTCAATCGTATTGACGAAGTGAAGTCGAAACAACCATCCTATCCTCCATACAATATCATACAAAAAGAAACACATCACTATCTCATTGAGATTGCTGTTGCTGGGTTCACTAAAGATGATATTGAGGTTACTCTTGAAAATGGCAAATTGACGATTGATGGTAAGAGAAATAAACTACAAGATGAATCGCACTATATTCACAAAGGCATTTCTGCTAAAGGTTTCCGCAGGCAGTTTACTCTTGCTGATACTGTAGAGGTGGTTGGTGCTGATATAGTAAATGGTATGTTATATGTTGGACTACATAATGTGATACCAGAGGAAGAACTACCTAAGAAAATAAAACTCGGTGAGTTTGACAAACTCCATAAGAGTATGTTACTTGGGAAGTAATCTCAGGGAAGGGAAGCGCAATGCTTCCCTTTTTTATTGACTTGAACCGTGAATTATTATATAATAGATCTACTATGAAATTTTACACAAACTTTTTTATGCGTGGCAACTACGTTATCGTGCGTGGTTATGATAACGGCAAAAGATTCACGGATCGTATTCCATATAATCCTACACTCTATGTCCCTGCTAGAAATAATTCTAATTGGCAGGCAATTGATGGTGAACCACTTGAAGCAATTGAAATGGGAGGTATTCGAGATGCTAGGGATTTCGTTAAGAAATACACTGAAGTAGATAACTTCAAGATCTATGGATCAACATTATACGACTATGTTTGCGTAAACGAAAACTACACACAAGACTATGACACAGATTATATTCGAGTTCTTAATATTGATATTGAGGTGGGTTCTGAAGAAGGTTTCCCTGATCCTCAACTTTCTAATCAACCTGTTACTGCTATCACCGTATCGCTTGATGGTGCGTATTATACGTTTGGTTGTCAGGATTATACGGTAAAGTCCGACAATGTAACTTATCTGCAGTGTAAGGATGAGCGAGAACTATTGCTGAACTTCCTAAAGCACTGGCGTATGTGGGATGTGGATATCATTACTGGTTGGAACGTACAAGGATTTGATGTTCCTTATCTGTACAATCGTATGACTAAACTTCTTGGCGATCAAGTATCAAAGAAACTGTCACCTGTTGGTTTGATTAACGAACGTGAATACGAAAAATTCAATCGTAAGCAAATCGACGTTGAGTTTGTAGGCATTACAGTTCTTGACTATCTAGATCTTTACAGAAAGTTTACCTATTCTCAGCAAGAGAGTTACAGACTTGATCACATTGCTCACGTTGAACTCGGTGAGAAGAAACTTGACTACTCCGAAGTAGAAACGCTACATCAACTCTATAAACTTGACTATGAGAAGTTTATCGACTATAATATTAAAGACGTCGAACTTATTGATAAGATCGAAGATAAGATGAAGTTGATTGAGATGGCACTTGCGATTGCGTATGACGCGAAGGTAAACTACAGCGATGTGTTTACTCAGGTGCGTATGTGGGACGTGTTGATACATAACTGGTTGGCGGATCGTAAGATTGCCATACCACCGAAAGAACGTAAAGATAAGTTTTCTCAGTTCGCTGGTGCTTATGTGAAGGATCCCAAGGTCGGTATGCATAAGTGGGTCGTGAGTTTTGATCTTAACAGTTTGTATCCACACCTTATCATGCAATACAACATATCTCCCGACACATTCATAGAGGATACTCGTGAAACCTTTTCAATTGAAGATGCTATCAATGGGACTTATACTAACAAAACCGAAAACTCAGTGGCAGCGAATGGTACTTGTTATCGTAAAGATAAGATGGGATTTCTGCCTGAAATGATGAATAGAATGTACAATGATCGAGTGAAGGCAAAGAAGTCTATGCTTGAAGCGCAGGATAGACTTGAACAAGTGAACAGGAAACTAAATGAAATCAATTGATGAGATGACAAAACAAGAGTTGCTTATTGAACGAGTGCAACTACAAAAGGATATCTCTAAGTTTAAGAATCTACAGTTAGCAAAGAAGGTTCAGTTGAACTCTGCTTATGGTGCGTTGGGTAACAAATACTTCCGACACTTTGACGTGCGTATGGCAGAGGGTATTACATTGAGCGGTCAGTTGTCTATACGTTGGATTGAACGTATGATGAACGAATATCTAAACAAAATACTTGACACGAAGGGAAAAGATTATGTTATTGCATCGGATACAGACTCGCTATACATTACTTTTGATAAACTTGTGGGCAAGGTCTATAAAGAGAGACGTGAAATACCATCAGTCGATAAAATCGTTGCCTTCTTGGACACTGTTGCTGAAAAGAAAATTGAACCATATATTGACAAATGTTACCAGTTACTTGCTGAGAATATGAATGCATACTCGCAGAAGATGTTTATGAAGCGAGAAGCAATTGCGGATAAAGGTGTATGGACTGCTAAGAAACGATACATACTAAACGTGTATGATAACGAGGGTGTGCGATACGCTGAACCCAAACTCAAGATGATGGGTATTGAAACGGTTAAGTCCTCAACACCTGCTGTCTGTCGAGGTGCGCTGAAGAAAGCAATCTCGATTATTATGAATGAGGATGAGAAAACTGCACAAGATTACATTAACAGTTTCCGTGAAGAGTTTAGATCAATGCCGTTCGAGGACGTTGCATTCCCACGATCAATATCTGATCTTAATAAATATACTATCAAAGACAAGAACTTGATTATACCAAAAGGCACACCGATACACGCGAGAGGTGCGCTTGTATACAATCACTTACTAAAGATAAACAAACTGACCAAACAGTATGAATTGATCAAGGACGGAGAGAAGATCAAATTTTGTTATCTGAAAGTACCAAATCCTGCTCGTCAAAATGTTATTAGTGTGTTGAGTACATTACCAAAGAAGTTTGGTATTGCTCAATATATTGACTATGACTTGCAGTTTGATAAGTCGTTTTTGGAACCATTGAAAATCATACTGAACAGTGTTGGTTGGAGTCCTGAGAAAGCAAATACACTTGAGGACTTCTTCGGATAAAGGAGTAGTAAAATGGCAACGAATATACCAGAGGAATATCTAAGCGGATACGATTTCGGATTTAACGCAGTTGACGAACCACCTGCGTCTGGTCCAATTAAAGTAGACACATCTGAAATAGCAGGTGATGTTGATGGCATCAATGATAACATCCTACGCATTGAGCAGAAGATGGATGCAGCAGTTACCGCAATCAATTCACTTAGTGCTAAGATGATGAATCTTGATGATGAGTTTGATGTAATCAAATCTACTAAAGAAGCAGAAGTACAAAAGAAGCTTGTAGAGATTGAGAAACTCATTATGCCTTTGTTGGTCAATCTAATCAAGTCTTCAGATAAGGATTACATACATTGGCCAAATCGACAAGAAGCAGTTGAGACGCAAATTACTAAACTGCTTTCCTTGACTCGTGGGGAATAATATAGTATAATAGATGTTTGACAATTGGAGAATATAATATGGATTTTTTGAAAGATATGGTAAAGGGGATTGACAATACTAATCTCCTGAGTGAAGGTGGTAATAGTTCTGAGTACAGTGGATCGATTGATACAGGATCGTATGCGTTGAATGCTCTTATGTCTGGTAGCATCTATGGCGGTGTTCCCAACAATAAGATTACTGCGTTTGCTGGTGAATCGGCAACTGGTAAAACATTCTTTGTACTCAGTGTTCTAAAGACATTTCTTGATAAGAATCCTGAAGGTGGTGTAATCTACTTTGATACCGAAGCAGCAGTTACAAAGGGAATGATGGCAGATCGTGGTATTGATACCACACGTGTCGTCATTGCCGAACCAACTTCTATTGAAGAGTTTCGCACGAGCGCAACACGCATCCTAACTAACTACATAGACACACCTGAAGAGTCTAGGAAACCTATGCTAATGGTTCTTGATTCGCTTGGTATGCTTTCCTCCATGAAAGAGTTGGAAGATACTGAATCAGGCGCGAACAAACGCGACATGACGAAAGCACAGTTATTGCGTGGCACGTTCCGTGTTCTCTCGCTCAAGTTAGCGAAAGCGAATGTTCCGCTGCTCGTCACCAATCATGTCTATGATGTGGTTGGTGCTTATATTCCCACCAAAGAAATCAGTGGTGGATCTGGTCTCAAGTATGCCGCATCTTCTATTATCATGCTTGGCAAGAAGAAAGATAAAGACGGCACTGAGGTGATCGGTAATATTATCAAGGCAACTACTCACAAGTCTCGCTTCACTAAAGAAAACAAAAAGATTGAAATCAAACTTTCCTACGATAAAGGACTTGATCGGTATTATGGTTTATTAGATCTTGCCGAAAAGTACAACGTTATCAAAAAAGTATCAACTCGATATGAACTGCCTGATGGTTCTAAAGTATTCGGCAAGGCAATCAACTCTGATCCTGAAAAATACTTTACACCTGAACTACTTGAGCAACTAGAAGAATGTGCAGCAAAAGAGTTTATGTATGGTCGGGAAGTTGAACAGGAAGTCGAAACAGAAGATGTTACTGATTGACGACTTCTTACCAGAGGGTGATTTTAAAGAAAAACTTTGGGATGAATCACTATGGGTAAAAAACAGTCACTGGCGATGGCAAAACATTGACGATGACCCCATAAATGTATTTGAAGAGTTCTCATCATTAGTTTGGAAACAAATATATTCAAAGCATATAGATGGTATTACTGGTTGGGAATATTGGACTAAAGCTTTGAAGACTGGTGCTCAGTTGGGATTTCATCAAGATAATAATACCATTGATCCAGATGATTTAAAAGGTCATCCGCTTAAATTTGCTAAATTTAGTTTTTCATATCTAGCGCAAAAAGAATTACCAAAAGGTGGATATTTATTGTTACAAAGACAAAACGGTGAGATAGAACGAATACAACCAAAACCAAATAGATTGGTGATATTTGATTCTGAAACATTTCATACTGTTTCGTTGATAACCGAAGGAATTAGATCTTCTCTTATATCTGTAGCATGGGATGAAAAACCTTGGCACTATGGAGAAGATGGTATGAATTTATTTGAAAACACTCCATATCTATAATGTTTATATACGATAACTTATTACCAGAGGGTGATCTGAAGACTTCAATGGAAAGTGAAGAACTTTGGGAAGAAAATTTACCCCTATCTTGGTACAGGTGTGGACTAGAAATACAAGATTACAAAGAAGAATTTTGTAAACATGTTTGGGATAATTATTTCTTCACACCCAAACCAGTAGAAATAGTTGGTTGGGAATACTGGAGTCATTCAATGAATGCCGAAGGTGATTATAAAGATCTAGGATTCCATAGTGATTCTGACATAATAAATTATGGACGAGATATGTCGGAGGAAATTGAACAACAGTGGATTGCTGAGGGAAAGGCAAAAGTCTCAAAGCATGGATTTATTTACTACGCACACAAAGAACTACCTGAAGGTGGGTATCTAGAAGTGAAACGAGAACATGGTGAGATAGAAAGAATACAACCTGTTCCAAACAGATTGATTATCTTTGATCCCTCTTGCATACATAGAGTTACAAGTGTAACAAAAGGTGTAAGAAGATCATTCGTTTGTAACTTATGGAAGATACCACCAAGATGGGTATTAGAAAAAAGGAGTTTATGATGGAAATGGCAGCACCTGAGTTTGAATTGATTGATCATCAAGATGGCGATAATGACCATTGGTGTATTAAGATAAAAGATGGCGAGTATAAGGGACTTATCTATCAATATCAAACTGTAAGTATTACTGAGGAACAAGACGAAGACGGTGCAGTTCTAAAGTTTAAGACCGCAGTTGTATCAAAACCAGATGATCTAAACTTGACTAATGAGAAAGATCGTAGTATAATGGGTGCTATTCTAGTGAATATACTTGATGAGCAACTTGAAAATGTAAAGGGAACAGATGAGAACGGAACATCTAATACTGAAGAATCTAATAACGGATGAGGACTACGCAAGAAGAACTCTACCATATTTGAAAAGTGAATACTTCCAAGATGTCAATGAGCGTGTTGTTTATGAAGAAATTGATAACTTCATTGAAAAATTTAACACACTTCCTTCACGTGAAGCATTGACGATTGAACTTGATAACAGAGCAAATCTAAACGACAATCAATTCGCAGAGATAGCAAAGTATGTAAGCGATTTAAAATCTGACGAAAAAGATGATAGAGACTGGTTGGTACAAACAACCGAGAAGTTTTGTCAAGAAAAGGCAATATACAATGCGATTATGGAGTCAATACAAATTATCGACGGAGATGGAAAGCAAGACAAAGGAGCAATCCCCTCTCTACTTAGTGACGCACTTGCTGTCTCTTTTGATCCTAATGTCGGTCACGACCTTTTTGATAACTCTGACGCTCGGTTTGACTTTTATCATCGTGTTGAAGAGCGTATTCCTTTCGATCTGGAATATCTCAACAAGATCACTAAAGGTGGTGTTCCAAAGAAGTCATTAAACATTATCCTCGCTGGTACTGGTGTTGGTAAATCGCTAGCAATGTGTCATATGGCATCTGCTAATCTACTTGATGGCAAGAACGTGCTTTACATTACATTAGAGATGGCAGAGGAAAAGATTGCTGAACGTGTTGACGCCAATCTTCTTAATGTTAAACTTGATGAACTCAGCGAACTTCCGAAAGACATCTACGACAAAAAGATTAATCGCGTAAAGAACAAAACAACAGGCAAACTAATCGTCAAAGAGTATCCAACTGCCGCAGCAAATGTTGGTCACTTCCGTCATCTGATCAATGAGTTGCGTTTGAAAAAATCGTTCAAACCTGATATGATCTATATTGATTATCTAAACATCTGTGCTTCAAGTCGTATTAAGATGGGTGGTTCGGTTAACACCTACACTTATATCAAATCTATTGCTGAAGAACTTCGTGGTCTAGCAGTGGAACAAAATGTACCGATTTGGTCTGCTACTCAAACGACTCGATCAGGTTTCAGTAACTCCGATGTCGGACTAGAGGATACCTCTGAATCGTTTGGACTTCCTGCTACAGCAGACTTCATGCTTGCTATCATATCCACCGAAGAGCTTAATAATCTCAATCAGGTGCTTGTGAAACAGTTGAAGAATCGTTATGGTGATCCAAACAATCATAAAAGGTTTGTATTGGGTATAGATCGTGCTAAAATGCGTCTCTACGACGTCGAGCAGAGTGCTCAGGAGGATCTAATCAATGTAGACGATAATGGTCCAGTAAATACATTCGGAGACCGTGAAAGACCTCTGAAGGACTCAGGAAGGAGCAAGTTTAATACTCTAAAGGTATAAAGAGCGAAGTCTATATTCCAAAATAGTTTAAAATAAATCCCCTTTGAAATTAATAACTTGCGTATCCGTTCTGTAAGTCGTTGATTTTACTGGGGATTTAGTTCGAAAAAAAGCTTTACTTTCTTCTCAAGATCCCGTATAATGTATGTATTGATTGAGAAAAAGGAGAGAAAATTATGAAAATTACTACTACTGACATTGAACTTTTTACCGCTAAAACTACCAAGATCGTTGATGATGTATTGACTGCTCGTGGTTTGACAAAAATGTACCACTCGTGTAACGCTAATGAATACAATATTAATTGGCACTCAGGTACTATGTTTGTCAAAGGTGTAAGTTTTCCTGATATGATGACGGTTAAAGATAGCGTCGAAAAGTTTACTGATATGACGTTTTGTAGAATTGGCAGAAGTAATGAATTTGCCATTGACTTTAAATAATTGAGAGAGGTTTATATTATGAAAAATTATGTAACTGGTAATACTTATAGTGGCGAAAACCTTGTGGTTCTTTTACAGACTGAATTTTCTGATCCAAACTTTCTAACATTCAAACAGGCACTTGATGCTGGTCGTGTTGTGAAAAAAGGTGAGAAGGGTATTGGTCTGAAGCGTATTGTTACTGTTAAGAAGGTTGATAAAAAAACTGGTAAAGAAAAAGTGAAACGTGTACCAAAGTTTTTTACTGTTTTTAATCTTACTCAAACTGAGGAGTTGGCGTAATGTATAAAGTTGATTTCTATAACTTTGGATATTCAAAACATTTTGATACTCTTGAACAGGCAATTGAAAATGCTAAGTCATCAGGATTTCAATGTACTGTTTGGTTTGCCAATGCACTCATTAGAAATTTTTAATGGTCTCCGTTGTTAACAGATTGAAGCGTCGTAATCCTTACGCAAAGGCACTATTAGATCGTCAGGGAATATATAAACAACGAGTGGAAAGGGATCGCACAAAGTACACTCGCAAAACTAAACACAAAAACAGAGAGGTGTGAAAATGAGTATGAAAGAAACATTAATTAACAATCTAAAAGCAAAATATATTAATCAAATCCAAATATCCAAAACAAACATCAATTTGTTTCTAGCGAGTCCACAAGGTGTTGCTGAACATATTGATTTTTCTGAAACAGTTGAGAAGGAATTGGAAAAGATCGCTCACGCTAATGATATGCTTGAGTCAATCAATCTTTTGGACTGATCGGTGCATGTAATCGTTAAAGGTGGGAAAAAGTATCAGCGAATATGGGTGAATGATATAACTCAGTTTTGCTTGAAGAAACTAGTCTCCACTCGGATGTATAATTTGCTCGAAGTTACTGTAGAAATGAGAAAAGACTTGTTTCACAAAGAGGGATTATATGGCGATGCGCAACCAGATGACTGGGGAGAAGCAAGACCAAAGTTTTTTACGGTTCGCATTGATAACTCTCTTAGATTGAGACCGTTGTTACAAAGTCTATGTCATGAACTGGTTCATGTTTCGCAGTATGCTAAGAATGAGATGCGCGAGGTAACTATAAAAGGTGAGATGTGCACTCGGTTCAAGGGAAAGTATTATCCGCATGAACAAACTCCCTACTGGGAACAACCATGGGAAGTCGAAGCAAATGGTTTGGAACGTGGAATGTTTGAGATGTGGGCAACTGATCTAGGAATCTTTGATGACGAAAGAAATAACAACTGGGCATATTTGGACGAATATCCTACTGGATACTGGGAAAAGATATGGTCGCAAGATAAAACCGAACCAAGACAGAAAAAGCTTGACTTCGGAGAGGATTTAAGCGATAATATATGTATGGTTAACGAAACGACTTCTGGGGCGCATTGACAACTCTCTCTCTCTCAAAATCAATTTGTCATGTGATAAAACGGTAATGCAAAATTATCGACCCCCACCTTATCTCCTCCTCGCCCCACTTCGTTGGGGCATTTTTTTGTATAAATAGTTGATAAACTAATAATTGTAGAGATCTGATATGACGATTAAAACATTTAAGGAAATGCTAACTGAAGGTGCTGCTAGTAATAAAGATCTCTTCAAAAGGGATAACAGAAAAACATTCATAGATAAAGCGCAAAAAGGCGAATTGGTAGATACCAAAGGAAATAAAATTCCTAAAGTCTCATCATCTTCTGAAATCATTAAATATATGAAAGATAATGATTCGCCATCACCAGAAATGAACAAAGCGTTTCTTGATTCATATGGTAAATCTTTCACTGCTCTTAAAATAGATAAACAATTAAATGGATTTTCGCCAAGTAGTGGACGTGGCGCAGGATCAGAACCAAGTGGAGCAGAGTGGGAAGAGGTTATATGTATTGCCTATAATATGGCAAAAGGTATGACTAAAGACAAGGCGATGTCATCTGCAGGGATTTCTAATCTTAAAGAAAAATTAGAAGGATTCATACCTGTAGGATCAGAGATAGTTAAAAACGCTTTTGGTAATCCAAAAGGAACTATGGAACACTATGGGGCAGGAACAGCGAATCTTAATAAACAATGGGACAAGTGGTTTGTGCAAACCACTGGTAAACCTGCTCAAGCGTCAACTAAAACACCAAAGACTGACATGTATATTGGAGCACAACATATAAGTTTGAAAAAGCATGGTGGTTCTCAACTTATGTCAGGTGGTAAGGCAGAAACATTAGCAACTCTTGCGTTCGCTTATGAAAACCTTTCTCCGGAAACGAAAACGAAGGCACTCGACCGAGCGTGGAGTAAACTAACAAAACAAATAGAAAAAGATTTCACTAAAATTAATTTGCCTTCAGGCGAAACAATCGGTGGTTTGAAGAAAAAGGCAGAAACTGGCACAAAAGATAAACTTGTAAAATTAGTCAAAGAATCGCTAACAAAACAAAGCGAAATGACAAATGCTATTCGAGACATTCTTTCTACTCCCGAAGCAAAGATAGAAGTATGCAGAGAAGCAATGACTGGCAGAAGTAAATTTTCAGAAAAATTGCCTATTGCTACGCATATGATGATATTTGGTGCAGACGGTCGTGGTGCATATAAACCTATCAATGACAAACTTGTAAACTTTTATGCGGCAAGAACTAAGTTTAACATTTCATTTAAATCTTCAGGCGCAGGTGGACAATCATGGACTGCATTAAAAGGAATATTTAATGAACAAGTTGAAACTCCATTACTAGACGAAATTATAAACGAAGCATATAAAGTTTGTTCGGAAGAATTACTTCAAGAGGGCATACTTTCGAATGTTGGAAATGCTTTGAAAAAAGGAGTCAATGCTGTTAAAATGCTATTAGTAAAAATGTTAAAATTTATATGGAATAAAGTAAAGACATTGCTTGCTAGTAGTTTAGAATATGTGCAATCAATATTAGGAATTAAAATGACAGCAAATAACCCAACTGTGGTTTGGTAAAATGAAAAAGTTTTCGACATACATAACTGAAGAAAAAAACACTCACATGGAACACCTAGAGGACGCTGTTCTCAACGCAGGTGTGAAAGGAGCAAGAGATGCAATTAATCTCCTCAGAAATTTACGTGATATGCTCGCTGGCAGCAGTGATTCTGCTGTGGACGTCACCGTAAAGTGGGACGGTGCACCTGCTATTTTTGCAGGTATTGACCCAACAGATGGAAAGTTCTTTGTTGCTAAGAAGGGTATCTTCAATAAGAATCCTAAAATATACAAGACCGAAGCAGAGGTTAAGGCAGATACCTCTGGCGATCTAGCAAAGAAACTATCACTGACATTAAAGTATTTGCCAGAACTTGGTATCACTCAAGGTGTGTATCAAGGAGATCTACTATACTCTAGATCTGATTTAAAAAAACAAACGGTTGATGGTGAGAAGATGGTCACATTCCATCCTAACACTATCATGTATGCAGTCCCACTCGCATCAGAGTTGGGTAGAACTATACGCCAATCACAAATTGGTATTGTTTGGCATACAACCTATACAGGCGACTCTTTTGAGAACATGAGTGCATCATTTGGTAAGAACATTGCTTCTAAATTTAAAAATAGCAAGAATGTTTGGTCTGTAGATGCTATGTTCCAAGATGTATCAGGCAATGCTACATTTACAAAGAAAGAGACTACACGAATCACCAAGTTGCTTTCCGACGCTGGGAAAATTTTTAGAAAACTTGATGCTAAAACACTTAATGGAATATCTGACAATCCCGAACTGCTTCAGAAAGTAAAGACTCACTACAACACAAAGGTGCGTAAAGGTGAACGAATTACTAATGTTTCTGCTCATGTCAGGGATCTCGTTAATTACATTACTGAATTCTATGGAAAAGAAGCAGAAAAAAGGAAGACGCCACAAGGCAAAGCAAAACAAACAGACAAGCGTGATGAGATACTAAGTTTCTTTTCTAATTCAAATAAAAAGAATTTAGAAACCATCTTCACGATGATGAACTATATAATAGTTGCAAAAGAAATAATTGTTGACAAATTAGACCAAGCAAGTAATATAGGTACATTCCTACGAACAGCAAAAGGATTTGAAGTAACTGCTCCTGAAGGATATGTAGGTATTGATCGAAAAGGAAGTGCTTTGAAGTTGGTTAATCGTATGGAGTTCTCAAGAGCGAACTTCTCAAGTGATGTGATTAAAGGATGGGAAAAATGAAAGAAGTGATGATGGAATATGTGGGATATGGATTTATGTGGTTGATATGTATTATGCTATGTTTGATACCATTGCATTTACTGCACTCAGTATTACATGCATTTTTCTAAAAGTATAAATAACTGTTATTAGTCCTTATAAGCGACACTCTATTATAACGCTTTATTAGGTTTTAGTCAAGCATTAAGTCTACGGAAAACATGCTAGTATGAAAAAAATAGTATTTACATTTGGAAGAATGAACCCACCAACTGTGGGTCATCAAAAACTCGTTGATAAGGTCAAGTCCGTTGCCAAAGCACAAAAGGCAGACGCTAGAGTGTATTTGTCACACTCTCAAAACAATAAAAAAGATCCCTTAGATTACGACACAAAGATTAATCTTGCTAAGAAGGCATTTGGTTCAACCGTAACTAAGTCTAGAGCAAGAACTATCATTGATGTTATGAAAGAACTTACTGCGCAAAAGTACACCGACGTGGTGTTAGTTGTAGGTTCAGATCGTATAAAAGAATTCAAAACTTTGCTAGACAAGTATAACGGCAAAGATTATAACTTCGAATCTATTAAATATCAATCTGCTGGTCAAAGAGATCCTGACGCTGAAGGTGTATCAGGTATGAGTGCCAGTAAGATGCGTGCTGCAGCAAAGGAAGGCGATCTTAAGGCATTCAAGTCTGGTCTACCTAAACCTCTACAGTCCTCTGCTCAAAAGATATATGATATGCTCCGTGATATAATGGAGACCGAAGAGTTAGACGAAGCAGTAATGACGTTACAACAGCGCATGAAACGAGCAAGAACGATGAAACGTATTGCTAAGAAACTTGCGATGAAACGAAAGATTAGAAAGAAACGATTTGCCGATGCGAGTCGTTTACTACAGAGAGCGCGAAAGGCAGCAAAGAACATACTAAGAAAGAAACTTGCTGGTTCGCGTGGAGAGAATTACAAACAACTCTCATTCTCAGGCAAGATGTCTGTAGATAAGTTGGTTGATAAACGTTCTGGTGTAATTGATAAACTAGCGAAAAGACTTTTGCCTAAAGTTCGTAAAGCAGAAATGGCAAGAGTTAAAGCAGCAAGAAGTGGACCAAAGAACGAGGAATACGATTGGTTGGAAAACGAAGATCTCGTGTTTGAGTTGTACGAATCCGATGCGGAGGAGTTCATGACTGAATTACTTGACGAAGCAAGACAAGACTCAGATATAAAAGATCGAGAGGGAACTCAACCTGCTAAGTATCACTCTGGTCTAAAAAAGTCAACTAAGGTTGCTCGTGATAGAGCATTCCAAAAAGGTGCTGATAAAGATCCAAGTGATCCTTCAGCATATCCAAAGTCACATCCTGGAGATAGCACTGCTAAAACTAAAATGTCAAAACATACTAAAAAATATCATCAGATGTTCGGTGAGAAAGTTGAACAAGAAGACATAACTGAAAACGCCAAAGCAGCATTAATGAAAAAAGCAGACAAGTCTGGTATATCATACGGCATATTAAAGAAGGTATATGATAGAGGACTTGCAGCATGGCGTACAGGGCATCGTCCAGGTGCTAATCAACAACAATGGGGTTTTGCTCGTGTTAATTCTTTTATCACTAAAGGTAAAGGAACATGGGGCAAAGCAGATGCTGATCTTGCAGCAAAAGTTAGAGGATCGAAATCGAAGAGTGAAGATTGTTGGGATGGATATCATCAACAGGGTATGAAAAAGAAGGGTGATAAAGTTGTTCCTAATTGTGTGAAAGAGGCAGTATCACCTGCTCAACAGGCAGCAATCGCTATTTCTAAGAAGAAAAAGTTTAAGGAAATGATGAACAAATCAGGTGCTGGTGAGTTTGGTAGCACAGAACTTGCTAACAAATACAAAAAAGATACACCTGGCCAAGTTGCTGAAGACTGCGATTGTGATTATAGCGATGTTGTAATTACTGAGGCAGAATATCAAGGGAGATCGGTAAAACTAAATGATCCATTCAGATTACCAAGTGGAAATAAAAAGAAGTTTGGTGTGTATGTGAAGAATGCTAAAGGAAATATCATAAAGGTTACATTTGGTGATCCTAATATGGAAATCAAACGCGATGATCCAGCAAGAAGAAAGTCATTTAGAGCAAGACATGATTGCGCAAACAAAACAGATAAAACTACTCCAGGATATTGGTCGTGTTACCAATGGCGTGCTAGTGCAAAAGTAGACAACTAAAGGAAACTGAAATGAATTTACTAAACACAATTAAAAATCTATACGAAAAGGTTGATCCTCAAGACACTGGCGGTGCTGAAGAAACATCTATGATTATGGGTCAAGTGAAACAGATGCGACACTATCTCGATGGTATTGAAGAGAGAGTTGCAAAAGACGGTGATGTCGAGGAATGGGTACAGAATAAACTTACAAAGGCAACTGACTATCTAAAGTCTGTCTATGGTTATAAATTAGGCAAAGATGATAGTGAGGGGATAAATGAAGAAGTTGAACTTGACGAGGCATTAGATAAAAAAGACGAACCCAAAGTTAAAGAGATAATTAAAAAGTTAAAGGGTGCAAGTAAAGCTCATGCTGGTCAAGCAGATGATTTAGAAAAGGCAGTCCTTGACGAGGCACAAAAACTTTTCATGTTCACAACGAAAGCAGAAGCACAAAAGAAAGCAAAAGAAATTGGCGGTAAAGTATTAGAATTAAAACGAGCAATGGATGGCAACATGTTTGCTGTTCTTCATAAAGATCTAACAAAAGAGGAATTGAAAATGTCAATCGGAGAAGGTAAAACATATGGTCTGACTCAATCATTGCTCGATGCAGTCAAAGGTGTATTAAATGCTGACAACACCAATGATGTATCTGACGATGGCGATGAGATGGATAAGGTACAACCAAAAGCATTAAAGAAGAAGTTTGCAAATCGTAAAGACAAAGACATCGACAATGATGGAGATACAGATGATTCAGATGAGTATCTACATAAGAGACGTAAAGCAGTTTCTAAAGCAATCGACAAAGAAGAAGAGGTCGATGATAAAGAAGTAGAAAAGAAAGCGAAGGCAGAAAAAGATGTTGACGTTGACGACAAGGACGATAATAAGAAAGCGATGGCAAAAAATGCTGACGATGATGATGAAAAGTCCGACGAAGAAAAGCAAAAAGAAAAAGAACTAATTGCTAAAAAGTCAGATCGTAAAGAAAAAAT